AAGAAATTCCCTACTACGAGTAAGTCGTAGTCCATCGGCGTTTCAACTTGAAGACGCCGCGCTTCACACTGGTACGAAAATCTAACGATTTTCGAGAGTCCAAATCTCCTCTTGAATCTTTTCGCGAACTAAGCGAATATACGACAGGTAGTCCAAGGACGGATCCTTGGCCTGCTGCCGATATATATCCAAATAGTCGTTGTAAAGACTCTTGAGAGAGCTCTGGGCTACCATACCGGTTCTCGGATCGTACCGCGTTATGCGGAAAATTCCCGAATTCTCGTCGAGTAAATCGATCGGAATCTCGGCAATTCCCTTCATACGTAGTTTGACCCCAGAATTGGAGGCAGGCGTTTGCATTACCATCGATATCGTCCTTCCTTGTGGTTGGAAGATATTGTATTCTCCGTTGCTCATACGAACATAGATGGCGGTTATACCGCAGATCCGTGTCGTAAAGTAATGAAGAAAACGCGATCCCAGGACCCGAAGAACGGGTTCGTGGAATGCGGGAATGCAAAACACGCTCCAGCATAGACCTAATAACTTGGGCAACATGCCACAAACCTTCCGAATAAAGTTGGTTTGCGGTCGAAGTCCAAGCCATGACGGTTTCTGCTGACCAGGCCGATTGAGTATCAGGGGGAAGTTGTCTAGCGTACACCGGTTTTACCGAGTGTCCGTTATAATAATCTCCCCCACAAGATTCTCGGAAGAGTGAAGTCCGAAAACTCTTGTTGACGTTTACCTTAAGTCCATAGGACTGCAGGTACTCAATCGTTGCGTCCGTCTTGCTTACGGGGATAATAATATCATCACCGTAAACTGCAATTTGCTTCGAATAAAATTCGACGCTCTTGCTGGATGGACGTCTGCTGTCTAGGCGATGAAAACAACTCTGAATAAGGGTGTAAAACACCATAGCCTCAGTTGGGAAGCACATTGCACTCCCCATTGAAGCAAACTTATTCAGGAGTATATTCACGCCATTAGGCAGAACAGCATGTAAAGATCGGGAATCCTCGAGATATTCGAGGAGACCACTGGATCTGAAGATGCGCTGAACGAGTCCAAGATGGACACGATCAGAGGCATCCTTAAGATCGATTGTGGCAAATTTCCGGTCGATACTGCTGCGAAGAGCGAGTCTCTGATTATACGTCTGATCACGAAAACGGATCGAACGCCTAGTCAGTCGATGAGTCTCCAACCGAGGTACACAGTAGGACATTAAGCCCTGCTGAACATACTGGACAGTTGAAGGTTCTATCGCAATGACTCGAGGAGACGACTGAGTCTTCGGTACGAAAACAACTCGAACGGGTTTTTCAAAACCAAGTCCGAGGTATTCGAGCGAATTCGCAGATCCACGTTCAGCAGCCTCACACGCATATCCAAAATTTGGAAAAGCGTGTAGGTCTGACGGAAACGTATGCTCCATTCTGTCGTACCAGTAACGAATGTGTTTTCTTTCATTAGAAAGGAACCTTTCGGCTGTTACGCCAGGACCATGACTACAGATGATTTCTTCCGGATCGATTTCAGGAAAAACCTGAGACCAAATCAAAGAAGAGACATCATCTAATACAACATCATTACGTTGTATTTGTGAAGTCATAGAACGGAGGTCTTCTTCGATTGCAAGATAACTGGCTATAGCATCAGCCTCGCGAGAGGCTGTGCATGGCATCTTCAATTTCTTAAAGAAATTGCAGATCTGTCGAATATAGAAGATACAATCGACATCAGGGTCTTGCAAGACTCTTCCATCACGAGCGAACACACGGCTGAAGAAACCACCTAGCAATCGGGGGAGACTTCCATGCCTACTATAATTAGTAGGACATGAGAGCCGCCCTTCCTCGATGCCTCTTTCGAGAGCAGTAGCGAGTAAGGGGAGGGTGATCGTTAAAAACGAAAGCCCTTCGTGTTCACAACGATGCTGAATAACTTCAGCATCGCGTTCGACGGACAAGTTGAGGTCAATGCTGGCTTGAGCCAACATTGCCTTAACGAGCATGGTCGGTCTTTTCACTTCAACCTCCTTTAGAAGAGGAATGAAGGACCGTCCAGACTTGCTCCGGCAGCAAGCCGAGAATACGTTGAGTCGTTAGACTCGAGGAGTTTTATTAAAACTCCCCACCGAGAACCTTGTTGTAATTGGTTGAAGACAACCAAGCCTTCAAGGCATCGATAGCGTATCCGATCTCCACGTCTGTGAAACCAGTGCGCGGCTCGTCAACGACGAGATACACACTGAA